TTTTTTTACCTTTTGACTATACGGATTGTATAAAGTTATGGTGGCCCAGGCCCTGGATTCTTCTCGTTCCTCCTTCAACCTTAACCCTGGGCCACCGCAAGGTTAACCTTCTATGCCGACTAAATACTGTGAGACTCTTAATATTAAAATTTCTCATCCTGAAGATCCTGGGTTGGTCTGTCTGAAGCGGGCGAAAAGGTTCAACGAATGTGCGGAATGTTTAGGGATAGAGGGAAAACCCAACAGTAAAGTTGGCAACAAGGTTGTTGTGAAACAGTCCGCTCCTAAATTTAAAGCCTATCGGTCAGGCATCGGGATTATCGCTCTAAGGGGAGAACCAGATCCTAAGAGGACACCGAGATTTCTATCCGTTGTTCCCCACGAGTGTCCACAGTGTCAGTCCGTTGAATTCGGGAATATTGACCAGGAGAGGTTCAAACAATGCTCCTACTGTCTGATGTCAAAAATTCCTAAAGGGGAGAAAGATGAACGGATCAGCGAGGATAGATAAATTATTCTCTGAAGAGCGTCTATGTAAAGCCTTGGGAGTTTCTGAGGGAACACTTTACGGGCTCAGAAAGAAGGGGTGTCCATGGGTTGAGTTGGGTGGTAAACCATTCTATTACGAACCTGAATTTATGGCGTGGTTACGCAAAACCAAAACGAAGAATGCGGGAGGGATCAATGGAAAATCAGACCAAAAATAGATTTACGGGTGAGGTGATTTGTACTGGAGACATAGATATTAAGAAATTAATTGAGGAAAATAAGGCCAACCTGTCGGAAGCCGACCTATCGGGAGCCGACCTATCGGGAGCCGACCTATCGGAAGCCAACCTGTCGAGAGCCAATTTATCGGGAGCCGACCTATTGGGAGCCAATTTATCGGGAGCCGACCTATCGAGAGCCAACCTGTCGAGAGCCGACCTATCGAGAGCCAACCTGTCGAGAGCCGATCTGTCGGATACAAGAGGTCTTATCAAAACAATAGGTGTTGAGATCGGAAATATTTACTGGAAACGTTTTGAATCTGGATTAAACAATCAAGGATATCAATATCACATCGGTCTGAATACATTACGAGAGGGAGAAGTCTTTGCTTCCGATGAACGGATAGCATGTAGTTATCCGGGTTTTCACTTCGCTTCTCGGTCGTGGTGTGCCGTCAATTTTCCCAATCGACCATTGGAGGCTAAAATCCGCATCCCGGAAGGTGCAAAAATCAATGAACCGTGGGTAACCGATGGGAAGGCCAGTGTAGATATAATCGAAATCCTCCAGGTTTTTGATGTGGCTACCGGAAAAGATGTAACAGACGATTACAGATAAAGAAGGGGAAACGATATGGTTGTAATGGCAACTTCATATCACCGATTAAAGACAATTTTCGTCTTTATGAACTTAATCTATCTATTACTGATTGCGTGCATTGTTTTTAAAATAGTTTATTCGCTTCCGAACCAAAATATCGAATCCGCTCAAACTTACGAACGGGAACGTAGTATTTATTCCCTACTGAGAAGTACCGGAATATCGATCGGTCAGGCAATGGATATTGCAGATACGGTGGTTCAACAATCAAGAAACCTCAATCTTCCATTATCGTTGATTATGGCTGTGATGAAGAAGGAAAGTCTATTTGATCCATCGGCCATTTCCCGTATGGGTGCTATCGGAATAATGCAAATCCATCCTCCTACGTGGAATGAATTTACCAAAAAGTTAGGACTGAACATTTCACTTAAGGCGGCCTCTGATCCGGTGGTCAACATTGTCATCGGTACGAATATTCTGAAGAGTCTGTTTGAACTTTACAGGGGTAGGTATTCCTCTCCCGTCGAGATAGAAAGAAGGGTGCTGGCCGCATACCGTGATGGGATTGCATCTGTGAGTAAGACGGGAGTTGGCAAGCATCATGCGAAGTACATTTCCGATATTAAGAAGTTTCGGGACGAGTTTAGGTGGTTAGACTAAAGAGATTGATTAAGGAGGACTCTTATGATCGCTTCTGCTCGTAAGATTAAACGGACGAAGAACGAACAGTTACGACAGGTGGAATCTCTCAATGCGAATCATATTAAATATTTTTACGATCTGTTCTTGCAATTTAAGACGGTTCTCGATCAGTTAATCCCCGCGGTGACCAACTTACAGGTCGTGGTTGGCCTTCTTAAAAAGAAAGGTTTAATTAACGACCTTGAGATCGGTCTGGAGATGACCAGAATTCAGGAATTGGAAGAGATGGCTAAGAAGGCGACCATCATTGATCCCAACAGAAAGGAAAAAGAGGATGAAAAAAAGTCAGTTAACCCGTGAACCCATAATTGATAAATGTGTGGGTTGCGATAAGGTTCGGGTTGGTCCCGAACGTGGCGTAGGTACTTGTGTGGCCTTCCTATATCCGTCTGTGAAGTGGAGGATAGGCAATTGTCCCTTGGCATCTCATCTTAAACGTGAGGTCGGTAAGGAGAAGTTCGTTGACCCCATTAAAAAGAGCAAGAGGATGGTGGGAAAATGAGTTATCTCAATATTGACAATTTGTATAAAAATCATGACATTCTTTTGTTTAAGGAATGTTACGCCATGGAGAAAATTCATGGCACATCCGCAAAAGTTTTTTGGAAAGACGGTCAAGTTCACTTCTTCGCCGGTGGAGTAGACCATGCCAACTTTGTTCTACTCTTTGATGCATGGGGACTACCTTCGAAGTTTGAAGTTCTTGGGTATCCGGTAGTAACTGTTTATGGGGAGGCATATGGTGGTAAATGCCAAGGCATGAGTAAGGTCTACGGTAAGGAACTAAAGTTTATAGCCTTCGAAGTCAAGATTGGAGATATATGGTTAAATGTCCCCAATGCGGAGCAAGTCGCCAGAGGATTAGGATTTGATTTTGTCCATTACGCCCAAGTTCCAACCGATATCAAAACATTAAACGCCCACCGTGATGCAGTTTCAATTCAGGCTCAAAAAAACGGGAGGGGGGATACCCATATACGGGAAGGAATTGTTTTAAGACCATTGATCGAACTCACAAAGAACAATGGAGAACGCATTATTGCCAAACATAAGCGTGAAGAATTTAAGGAAACAAAAACCTCGAGGGAGCTTGACCCTGCTAAACTTAAAGTATTGTCGGATGCCGAAGCGATAGCCGATGAGTGGGTGACTGAAATGCGCCTTGCCCATGTGCTACAACGGTTTTCCCCAGAGTTAGAACCCGGGATAGAGATGATGGGTGATATTATCAAGGAAATGATAGCGGACGTGGTAAGGGAAGGCAGTGGGGAAATCGTGGATTCGAAGGAAACAAGGAAGTCCATTGGTAAAAAGACCGGGGTGTTGTTTAGAAAACATTTAGAGTGTAATGCGGGATTGCGGTGAAATGATAATCTTAGACCATACCTATACTGGCAAGGTTTATAAACTCCTTCATCCGCAGGTGGATGATATTGATATTCGTGATATTGCGCACCATCTGGCGAGACAGTGTAGGTTTGGCGGAAGGACTGAACCATTCTACTGTGTGACCCCTGAAACGAAAATTCTTACTTATGATTACCGTTGGGTTCCTGCGGGGTCAATCGCGTCTGGAGACATACTGTGGGGGTTCGACGAGGCGAACGGGGGTCATAGACGTTTGCGGAAGTGGAGACCTTCGATAGCTTCTGTACACGGATTGATTAAGCGTCGTCTTATTGAATTAACATTTGGGGATGGCACAAGTGTCCGTTGTTCAAGAGAACATCCATTGCTTTGTTCTTTTAAGGCGTCTGGAAATCAACGTTGGGAAGTCGCTTGGAAAATTTTTGAACGATTTTCAAAAGGGCAAACAACGTATTTGCCGAAACTTCTTCCGGTGTGGGCAACTGACGGAACCTGGGAAGCTGGATGGCTTGCAGGGATGTTTGATGGGGAAGGGTGCATATCGAGTAAAAATAGTCGAGGACGATCTCTGGGGATTTCTCAAAACGAAGGGGTGCTTTTTGACTTGCTGGTTCGGGCATTTAAATCGCGTTATGTAGATGTTCAATGTTCTTATCAGGGAAGTTACAGATGCAAACGCTTCACTGTGCGCGGAGGGTTTGGAAAACAATTAGCTCTTCTCGGTTCCATTCGCCCCTATCGGCTTATCGGTCGAATGCAAAATAAAATGGTCGGGACGGATGTGTCGAGGCAGGGCGCGCTTCTTCCGGTGATAGACGCAAGGGATGCTGGCGTAGGGTCTGTGGTTGCGATAGAAACGTCTACACATACATATCTGACTGAAGGGTTCGGGTCTCATAACAGTGTGGCAGAACATTGTGTTATGGTGTCGAAGATTGTTAATCCCATGTGGGCTAAAGAGGGATTGTTACACGATGCAGCCGAAGCATACCTGCTGGACATTCCTGCCCCCCTTAAAGTCTTTTTGGGTATACCGTATAAGAAACTGGAAGATAAGTATATGCAGGTAATATCGAAGAAATTCGGTCTTGAATGGCCGATGGTAGATGTGATTTACGATCATGTTAAACGTGCCGATTTTTTAGCCCTTATTATCGAACGTGAAAATTTCATTACTGACCGTACCCTCAACTACGGTGTAGATTTGAAACCCCTTAATATCACAATAACACCACTGGGATATAGGCGGGCGGAGAAAGCCTTTTTGAAACGGTTTAACGAATTATTCGGGGAAAGGATAGAAGATGTCAAGAACTAAACGATTATTCTTTTGGATAAAAGACAGACGGTTTGCCCTGATAAGCAAAAGAGTATCCGTTGATGCGCCAGACAATAATGGTCAGATGAGGGTTTGGTGGAAGTGGTATCTTTTTGATCTGATTAGGATAGCATTGATCCAGGACCCGGTCTGTTATACTGTGAATCCTAAACCTCAAGGAGTCGGAGGTAAAGAAATTTATACTTCCGGTGGTCCCTGGGGAGAGACATAGAGGGACAACCCTAATGAAACGTGGAGACACAATCAGAATTGAGTGGCTGGATTCTGCTGCCTGCAGTACGAGTCTTTGGACCGATGAAGAGACAATTGATTTTGATGGTTACGATAAGGCCATGCACTATCAGAGCATAGGTTACTTCATACGGAAAACGAAGATCTCAATTTATTTCTGTCAGTCTATAAGAATAGATGAAGATAAGGGGGGACCAATTTTGGGTCACCTACTTTCAATACCCAACAGGGCTGTCTTATCCGTTAAAATTATTAAAGGAGACAAACATGGATAAAATCTTAGAGGAGTTAAGGAAACTTTTTCCGCACGGTCACGAGAAGTTTATAGAACTCTGTTTTAAGGAAATGGAGCTCCACTCGAAGAAGAATCACGACTATGCCAGTGGTGGTCATTCTCTTGGGAATTTTTACAGGGTGACTAAAATTCTCGGTCTCTATCCGGGGATGGATCTGGAAAGTCCAGTTACGGTAGCCATTTTCTACCTCCTGAAGCAACTCGACGCATTGCTTTGGATGCACTCGAACGGCCATTCGGCCAAAGTGGAAGGACCCGCTGAACGGTGCCAGGACATTTCCATCTATGCGAAGATTATAGCCTTGATTATCGGGGAAAAGAACCCTACCCCCATGGCATCCTCTTTCGATCCGTGGAATCCAGACTCCTATGCGTTAGACGGTTCTCCACCCAAAAAGGATACTCGTCCTCCTACTCCCCCTTGTGTCTATCCATGTAAGAAATGTGGTAAGTTACCGGATTATTGGAGCGAAACAAGAGAGGATGGTATTTATCATCGTTTTCGATGTGCCACCTGTTGTATATCAAACACTTCTCTGGTAAGCAAAGAAAAGGCCCAAAAGGAGTGGAACGAGGTTTATTCCATGAGAGGAAGTCAAGAGAAAATTTTTTCAAGTTAGACTATACAGAATGTAGAATGTCTGAACCAGGTGGAGGTTTTATGTCTTGTATTCATAATCAACCCCAGTGTTACTGTAAAAATAGTTTCAACCAGGATGATTTAAGGCACACTCAAAAACGATGTCAAAGATGTAAACAAATGCTTTTCCCCCAAGATGTCTTTGACTGCATTCCGTTGATAGATTGTATAACCATCATTCGGGTGCAAAGGGGATCTACGGTGGTTGATTTATTTTCCACTAAATGGTGAGACGATGGATTCAGTCGATAAACTCCGAGAGGATCTAAAAGAATTCAAGGTTCAGGTTGCCAATAAGTTGGGGAAAACCCAGTTGGATCGACTCGACCGGATGATAGAACGATTAGACCCGATCTCCAATGCTATCAAATCTGATGCCGTCAAATCTGACAAGAAGGCTTGCATTGAAGCACTTTCTCAATACATGGGTTGGCATACGGGGATACTTCGGAATGACTGGATCAATGTTCTAAGGTCTATGGGATTCAGCATTGAGGATCTCGCCCTCATGTTCCAGACCTCTCATCAGAATATGCGGTCAAGAATACAGACTGCAGATGCTACCGAAGCCGACAAGGTTCCCGCTTGGATGCAGGCAATTCTCGCAAAGGATCAGAAAGATATTACCGATGACGATATGGAGCGAGTCCTTAAGTGGAAAATGTTCAGTATGGCTACAACGGACAAGGCGACCCGTGACACCAATGAGGCTGCCTCTAAACTCTTGGCTAATCTTCAATCCCGGAAGAAGGAGGATTGGATCGTCAGTTATGAGCAAAATGTCGTGATCCGTGAATTCTTAATGTCTGAGTTATTGCCTGCCCTTCACCGGAGATTCCAGATTGAGCAGGTAGCGGTTGATATTAAGAAAATCTTTTATGATGCCCTTCTTTCCCTGGACGACAAGGTTAAGGCTATCGGTCAAAGAATATGGGCTCTAAGTGAAATGGATGAACTGATCGCTAAGGCGAAGAAGAGAGGCAAATGGAAGAAGAAGGATGTTGAAGAAACAGAGAAGTAAATTCACAATAATTGAAGACGGTGGAACCGTTGTTGTTCGTTGGAGAAATCAAAGTCTCCATGTCGCCTGCTGTGATTGCGGCTTGGTCCACGATTTTTCCATGAGACTGTTTGGCAAGAACAAGATAGTTCTCACTGTATCGAGGGATAATCGGGCAACCGGACAGGTAAGGAGAGGAAGGTTTCAGAGTTGTCTGAAATATTATCTAAATGGGTGCAGGAAGTGAGGGGAGGATTTAGAGATGAAGATAGTCATTATCGGATCAACCCAATACAAGGAAAAGTTTGAAATCCATAAGGTCACGTTAGAAGCCGATGGGCATGAGGTAAAAATCCCCGCCTTTGATTACCACCCCGAACTGGACGACCTTGGGGTATGTGTCCACAATCGTGATCTTATCAGATGGGCCGACGAGGTTCACTTGATTTGGGATAGACGTTCAACCGGAACCATCTTCGATTTCGGGATGGTTTTTATGGCCGAGAAAACCCTTAAAATAATTTATTTCGAACCCAAGACCTTTGAAGGCGTGATGAGAAAATATGAAGATTTCTCTTCTAACGGATGCTCCAAAATATAATTTAGCCTTAATGAAACCCTCGGCTTGGCACAAAGAAAGGGGTGATCAGGTTTCCTTGAATCAACCCTTGTGGCCTGCCGATAAGCGATATGCTTCTGTCCTCTTCGATTGGAATGTCAAGAAATTTTTGGCAGATGAATATGGTGGACCAGGATATAATTTTGAACCTCTTGGCATTGACTGTAGGCCGGATTATTCTCTTTATGATTTAGATTTTTCACTCGGATACACTTACCGTTACTGTCCGAGAAAGTGTTCTTTTTGCGTAGTTGGTAAGATGGAAAAAGACCAATCCCATAAATCTATTTGGGATTTTCATTTACCCCAATTCAAGAAAATTTGTCTCCTAAATAACAACACCTTTGCCGACCCACAATGGAAGGAAACTTTTCAAGAGATTTGGGATGCTAAACTGACCATGATAGACGAAAACGGATATGATCTTAGACTAGTTGATGAGGAAAGGGCCGTGGCGTTGTCTGAGACAAAATGGGGAACCAAACATATGCCTCATTTCTCGTGGGACAGGATGGGGGATGAATCGCCAATATTGCGAGGCTTTGGTGAAATCAATAGGGTTGGATTGCGTGGTTGTGAAATTTACGTATTAGTTGGTTTCGATACAACTATAGAACAGGACATTTACCGTTGCCAAACAATACACGATCTTGGTCACGATCCGTATGTGATGGTTTATAAGAATAATCATCTTCTGAACGATTTTAGAACGATGATTTACTCACGATGTTATAGAAAGTCGGGCAGTATTGCAGAAACGTGGAAAACTTACTCAAGGAGTAACCCATGCCATTAAAGATTGAAGATCTTACCAAAGAAGAATTAATCAGTCTTTTGCATCGTGTGACTATTGACATTCCAGACAATCTTATTCGGCGCGTGCGACATGAAACTCTCTTGGCCCAGGTAAGAAGTCTGTCGGAAGAAGCACAACGGGAAATGAAAGAAAATACTGGCGATCCGTTCAAAATAGGACAATACCTTGAGGCTTCGAAGAAATTTGATCGGGCCATGAAACTTTTACATGATCAGGCCAGTGAGATTTTAAAGGATTGAACAAATAAATGCCTTACCGTGAGATCGTTCCCAAAGACATGATGCCCTTTATGGCGACGATGATGAACTCGTTAAGTAGAGACTATTCGCTTACATTTGCTGAACGGGCGACCAAATATCTTCGACACAATGGGCAACCGGTGCAGTTCAGGGGGTACGAATGGCAGATCGGTATTCTGAACGATTTTCACCCGAGACAAGCAATACCTAAACCTTCGCAGGTAGGAGCAACCCAGGTCATCCAATGGAAGGTTATGTTGTTCGCTGACCAATACGCCTTCATGCCCTTCTTCTATAAATCCGATGAAGGGGTAGAAATGGCGCACTATCCGACCGTGATTTATACGTTGGAAAGTGACGACAAGGTTGGTGAATATTCGGCTGATAGACTTGGTGGTTTCTTTAGAGATAATCCGTACTTTGACTCCTTGCTTTCCGAAGGTGAGGTTGACCAGGTTAGGTTAAAGAAGTTTGGCCGGACGGCTGTTTATTTTGGTGGTAGAAAAACTGTCTCATCTGTCACAACTGTTCCGGGTGATATTGTGATCTGTGACGAATGGGACAGGACATTTGAGATTGATGTAGGTGAACAGATCCCTTCCAGACTCAGGCACTCTCCAATGTTTAGAAGTAAGACCTATCGGGGAATGATGATTAAATTTTCCAGTCCAGAGATGGAGAATTTCGGGGTTACAAAAGAATATGAGGAATTGTCTGACCAGCACGAATTTATGGTGAAATGTTCGCATTGTTCCCATTGGCAAACCATGATTTACCCAGACTCAATTGCGAACTGGTATGAGAAGGGACAACCACCCTCTTCCGATCTTTATTACATATGTCTTGCCTGCCACCGTCCCCTTGATTGGAGTGTAATCGGGGGATGGAAGTCCAGCGAACCCAATGTCACCCATAACTGTGAATGGGTGCCGAAACGAAAAGAATTTTATGAAACGGTCACCCGTTATGGTGAGGGTGTTAGGGGTTATCGCATTCCATGGGCGTATTCGAGACCCGTCCATGAGATCATGACAGAACGGGATGGAAATTCGGTTCGATACTTCCATCACCATGTTCTCGGCATTCCTTACGAGGACAAGAAGTCGGGTCTGAACTCCGCACTCTTTAAAACCTTTCCCGTCTGTGTATTTGGGTATGAACCTGGTTATACCTATATCGCCGGTATAGACCAGGGGGCTTACGTATGCGTATGGAGATACATTCCGAACTCTCGGGGCGATCTTGCACCGATCGGCAGATGGGAAATCGTTCATGTCGAATTTACGCCTGATGAGTTGGCCTTTAAGACTTTTCAAACCGTAGATGGTCAAATCTCGGTAAGGGAAGGAAGAATCTCGCAAATCTTGAAGCAATTTCATTGTGAACTTGCTGTCTGTGATGCGGAACCATCTGGTAACGATGCATCCAATCTTCAGAAGGATTTTCCTCGAACCGTCTTTGTTAACCACTCCACAAGGATGAATATTGACGATCCTTCTTTGGGGTTTAAATGGGTAGATGAGGAAAAGGATCCGGGTGGACAGTCAATCTTTGTCGGTAGGATCTCTGAGGATAAGACAGGAGCCTTTGATGCCTACTCCGACTTTCTTTATCAAGGATATCTGGCGATGCCTCAACAGGAAGCGGAGGAAGTGATCGGCAAGATGATTAGTCATCACCTCAACCTGAAACGGACGATCAGGGAAGAAAAACAAACGGTAGGCAAGACCAGATCGACGAGAAAGGTTCAGTATGAAACCATTTGGTATTCAGTGGGGCCGGATCATTATGCCCACGCTAATAAGTTTGCATTTCAGGCGGCAAGTTTAATGTGGCGACTTGGAAGGATGAACTATACGTCCCTGGTGACGGACACAAAAATCAGTGGCGTGAAATGGCCGGAAAGGAAATAAGGGAGAATCGGTATGGCGATCAAATACGTGGGCGGTAAGATCAAACGGATTCATTCTCGTTCCATAAAACGATACAAAAAGATTAAGGAGAAGAGAATTATCGAACCCGTACCCAAAGTCAATGTCTGGCATAAACTGAACGTAGGATTAAAAAGACTCATGTGCCTAAAAGTAGATTAAGGGGGGTAGTTAGATGCAGTTCTCCATTATCGGTTCTATGGTGGTTGGCAATAAGGTTGGCGATACAGTTGGAGGTAAACAGGTTGTCTTAAAGAAAGAAGTCGTTAAGGCTTCGAATATTATTGAAGTTTGTCGTCATCTTATCTATCTTGGGAAAGGATATCGGGGGGTGACGCACCTGGAGGTCAAACCCGTGGAGGAGAAGAAAGAAGGATGCCCTACAAAAACCCAGAAGACAGACGGCGACGGCAACGAGAGCGCAGACAAGAACACATAGGGAGTGGATTGTGTCGAAATTGTGGCAATATCGCATCGTGGGGGCAACATTGCGAAAAGCATCAACGGGAGAATCGTACTAACGGATTAAGGACTTATGCAAAACATAAGATGGGCTTTTGTTGTGTCAGTTGCGGAAAACCCCACGGGAAATTGGGACATTATGCCATTGGTCAAGAATGTTTGGAAAAACGACGCAAACGCAGAAGGGAAAAAAGAAACAGGTGGAGGCGGGAAGGTCTTTGTGTCGTATGTGGCCATCCATTGAACACTGAACGAGATGGATATTTTAACAAATGTAGTGTCTGTAGGACATACTGTAACAGTAGCACTATAACACGGAGGGAATATGGATATTCTCGATTTTGCCGTACCAGCTAATTATGAGTTGATTCTTTTCGGAGACAATCAGGAGGGCAATATCCTATCGTACAAAAAAGGATATCAGCAGGCCATCCAGTATATATTGGATGCCAAGAACCGTTTCGCTCTCCACATGGGAGATGAGATGGAGGCATTTTGGATCAGCGATCCACGATACGATCCCGCCATCTTACAAACAGACCCTCTTTCACAACAAAAAACGGTGGTTAAGGATCTTGCTCCGTTGGCTAAGGCTAAACGGCTTATCACCATTCTTCGCGGCAATCATACCGATAAACTATATCCGATGATTGGTGATATTACTAAGAATACTTGCGAGGATAAACTTCATATTCCCTATGGTGGCTGGTCGTGTGTGGTGAAACTTAATGATAAAAATGGCTTACAATTCAAGGGTTACTTCACCCATGGAAGAAAGTTGATTCGGTCGGTTGCAGATGACCCTATTAGAAATTTAGCCAATCTGCAACTTCAATTAAAACAGCACTTGAAGTACAAATTCGGGGATGCCCTCTTGATGGCCAAGGCGCATACCCATCGTCTGATTGTGTCTGATCCGAGATCGCAATTATACCTTACGACCGAACCAGGGGAAGGCATTAAGGAAAAATACACCCACTTCAGGACAACGGGGTATATCCATCCCGACCATCGCTGGTACTGCAACACTGGTTCATTCTTAAAGACCTTCGGAGAAAACGTTACCAGTTATTCAGAAAAGTATGAATATGATCCTGTCGAATTGGGCTATATTGTCGTGGAAGTCCGTGACCGACTGATAATTAATGTACGCAAGGTAGTGGTCTAATGCAAAAAATTTCCCATCACGATAAAAAACGAAAGTGATATCACCAAGTCTCTGCTTGAAGACCTGATTACTTGGCATGTTTTTGATTTGGTAAAGGCAGAGGGTAAATTTCTACGTGCCGAATATGCCTTTGGTGGTGATGTTATGGTGACTATTCATAAGGGTAATTTAGCCCCGTCAGACATAACTCGTCTGGAATTTCAAAAAAAAGCAAGTTCGAATTAAGAAAATACCGGGGGAATAGGCGGTAATGACAACGATTCCTAAATTTCAAGTAGGTACGAAGGTAATGGGATTTCAGTGGACCCCGTTCAACGGAGTAGTTCGGGAGAGCGAGGCAATACCGGACCGTGAAGCATTTTTGTGTCACATAGTCGATGATGGCAATGGAAACGAATATTTTATACCAGAAAGCCAACTGTCGGTCTTTAATGTCGATATTTATACTTCTGCCTGCGTATGGTGGAATGAATGTCTCAGGATGAGGATTCGTGCCGAGCGAATATTACAAGACACGGTTGAGATGTTGAGGCCAAAATGAGAATTGAAAAGTTTAGAAAAGTTAAAACGATGGATGTACCGGATTGGAGGTCTGCGAAGGAAGTGGTGGCTGAACCTGCGGTGATGTCCACCCTTCTTTTAGAAGATTTCCCCTTACAGGTTGGAGATAAGGTTATTTTCGATTTAAGGATTTTGGTTGAACGGAAATGACAAGGATAACCGGGCATCTCGGTCCTAAAGAGATAAAAGAAATAAGAGTTTATTGGGTAAAGAAATTTGATGCCAAATGTCCTTATTGCGGGGCTTCGATTAAGAAATTTGGAAACCAAATAAAAGACGACTTATTCCATTGTCGGAAGTGTAGAAAGCATCACACCCTGTAGGACAGGGGCGGGTGGTCTCTCTTAGGAGAGCGGGGGGTTTTCGGAGAACCGAGGGAGCGGAGGGAAAAAGGCCAATGCATCGAGGGTATTCGATGCGTCCAAAAGGAATACTATCCGAATGGCAAGTAAGCGAACCTGGACATTGGCCGATTAGTTGATGGGACCCTCCGGCCACCTGCTCATAATTCAAGGATTTAAATAAGATGAAATCCGTTAATATTTTCTATAAACGACTCTTTACGGTAGCATCCAACAAGAAACTTTGGTTACGGGTGTTGGGGGAAGTGGGGAATTATCCAATATGGTTTCTATCAAATCAGCATGGATATAGAGCAAAATCTCCCCGATTATTAATGGTGGCTGGTATGCATGGTGAAGAGATAGCTGGCCCGCTATCTATTATAAAATGGCTGGAGGAATTTGATCCACAACTATTTTATTCGTTTAATCTTTCTTTCATCCCTATTATTAATCCGGTGGCGTATCAATTGGGTCGAAGATACAATTTAAAAAACGAGAAGTCAAATTGCGGTTTTTATAACACCAAGGCTTCGGGAGATAAACCGTCAGAAGAGGGTATCATACTTCTTAAAAACCTACCCCTACTAAAAGCATGTTCCCGCGATGGATTTTTATCGTTACATGAGGATATTACCTCATCGAAATATTATGTTTACACTTTTGAAAGAACAGATGCTCCGGGTCGTTTTACAAATGAAATGCGGAATACGTTGGCTGGATTTTTCACCGACCCCTTAGATAATGAGTTGGTAACGGTAGATGCTCTCGGCGGACACGGGGTTATGGTAAACAATGGTATTGTATATAAATTAGAAGATGGAAGTTTGGAACATTGGTTATTCACCGAGGGAACTGTCCGTGTAGCCGTGACTGAGACACCTGGTAAGTTTAAACTTAACGAAAGAGTGAAGGCTTCGATGGCATTGATCGGGAAGTTTATCGAGTTATGTCTATGAATAGAGATCCTACAAAAGAAGAACTTAAAAAAATTGAGAAATGGTCCGCAAAAGACTGCTCTGGCCTGATGGATTTTATTCATGGCATCTGGGAATATGCCGACTGCGGTTACTGGGTCCAGAAGGACAAGATATATAATATTTCAACCGGAGGATGGAGCGGTAACGAAGACATTATGGGGGCATTGGAAAGGAATTGGATGTTTTGGATACTATGTTGGCAAGAATCGAGGCGAGGGGGTCATTATATTTTTCATGTCAAATAACGCCAAGGGTGAGGCGGCGAGAATATAACGCAAAGGTCAGCGGCGCTCCTGGGCGTCCGCTGGAGTGATTTGTTATAAGGAGATTTTTTCTATGGCCCATGAATGCCCAATTTGCTATCAGACTTGCTACTGTGGTGGTGATATTGATGACTGTTGTTTCAATGGTACCAAGGAGCAAACATATTGTAAACATTGCCCCGAAGATGATTATGGCGATGTCTACGATTACGACGATTAATTTTTATCCTTATAACGAAAAACTAACCGGCGGGCTACTCCCGCCTAACCCGTGACGGCCATCCACCGTCCGGTTGAGTGTCTGGTTATGCAATCTATGAAATCGGAGGTACCTTTTAGCTGCTGTGTTCGATTCGTCGGCACTTGTGGCAACCGATGGTTGGACACCGTTGATATGGCCCAATGCGGGCATCAATGAGTGAGTGCTGCCATGCGATAACCTAAAGCATGGATGCAGGGCCGCAATGACGGCGGGCGTGGTGTGGGGGAAATCCACCATAGAATTAATTCTGCATAACCATTGATTAACAAACCATTTTGCCCTGATAATGCAAAACTACGGCAGAGGGATTATGAAAGAGTCAACAGAAAGAATCATCGAGGGGTTACAGAAACCTACTTGGACGGTGGGCTATCCATCGGACGTGAGTGAATTGTTAGACCTCTTGGAGATTGCGGAAGGGGCACTGATAGACTCTATATCGTGCGAGGATGGTCTTGATGGTGATACTGGTCTACGGGTACTTAAAATGATTAGTGGTGCATTAGTGACACATGGACGATTAAGTTTATTTGTTCAAGTACCGGAAAAATAAATTTATGAAAATCAATTATAGAATATTGAGAGAAAGAACTGTCCGTATGTCTAAAAAATGTCCTATCCGTGGTTGCAAGTCTGGTCTCGAACCGACCGAAGAATTTTGGTTTTGGAATCGTCGGAAATCTGGCGTGGCAATCTGTCCAGCCTGTCGCATAAAATTAGACGAATACGTAGGGGATTGGGTAGATCGATTGCAAATAATATCTAAGGGTTGTTTCGAATACGATTACGTACGATCTGTATTTGATGAAGATGCTGACGAATAGGGGCTTTCGTTAACGGAGGATACTACCCATGCTATGTCCAGAATGTCCAAATAGACCCCTATGTTCTTCGCTATGTCCTGAAGCTGAATTCTACCTAAAAGAAGAGGGGGCGATGCAAGAATTTATCAATCTTGGAGTTGCCGTATTCGGAAAATCAACCAGGGGGGATGTGGATGAACAAGAGAGAAAAAGAATATTGGATCAATTCTATTCTCTCCCCACAAAAGAACGGGTTTCACGCTTAATGGATGCCGGTTATACCCGCCGAGAGATCTGCAAAGCACTTAATATCACAAGAACATATCTAAGAAAAATCCTACAAATACTTCCCGCCTAAATTCACGCTTTCTTCCATTTTTATAGAGATAATACTTTTGTGCATTGGATTATATGCTTTTCATTCCATTCCCGTGGAGCTTTTATGTAACTGATTTTTCTTAACTTTCTGATCGGGAGAGCATTGTCCTTCCTTCAACGTATTAAAAACTTCCTTCCTTTTGGACCGAGGGTAAACGTCTTTGTTTCTCCAGGCGGGATAGGTGTTGGATCGAAAGCCGTAACCGACCCGATAGGTTCGTATGCTCAGAATATCTTTAGCACGATTCCCCGACAATTCAGCGAACTTCACAAGTATAATCTCGAAAACCTAATTAAATTAAGTTCTACCGATCTCATCCGGTTTTTGCTCTACGCAGAGCCTACGGTGTCCCATGCCTTCTCTAATTATCTCAGGGTCTTCGATAGCGGATATTATGTGTTGGCGAGGAAGGCAAACGGTTCCATCCATTCGCAAGGACAGGATTTTATTGACAATCTCATAGCCAGAATCGAACATCCGGTTAGTTCTGGTTTTGCTTCAGACACGTCGCTTTCAAAAACCTATTTAGAGTTTGCAACTCATGTCTTGATTGATGGGGCTGCGTGCGGTGAGGTTGAATTTAACAGTGATTATAGGCTCGTGGCGATTCATTCGGTTGATCCGTACACCGTTATTTTTAAGTCAGACAACCAACGGTATGTGCCGTACCAGACCGGATTCGGTCAAGATATCTCCCTTGACTACCGTAATTTTATCTACATTCCCGTGGATCCCATAGCCAATGATCCATACGGGACGAATCAAATCATCTCGGCTATTCAGGCTGTGATGAGTAAATTTAGACTTCTTCAGGATTTTGCGAGGGCACTCCACAATATCGGATTTGATCGCATTGATATCCAGATTAACCAGGAGGCTATTATCAACGGTTGCAAGGCCGGTGGAATCAGTAATCCACAGGAGATCATCAAGACCATCAATACGGCAATATCGGAAGCCAAGACTTCGATGCAGTCCCTTGAGGCTGATGATAATCCTGTTCATCTCGATAACGTAACAATCTCTACGTTGGAGGGAAGAAACTCTGGTAGAGGAGTCGATGTTCAGGCTATCGTCGATGTTCTTCTTTCTGATATCGCTTCGGCAATGAAAACCTACTCTACAATTTTAGGCAAGAGATTTGGAGGAGGTACGGAAGGCTATACTTCCATTGAAGCACTCATTTTTGTAAAACTTATCGAGGGATTTCAGAAAATCGTCAAACGACTTCTTGACCGTGTTTTTACCCTGGCACTGCAAGTTGAAGGTGGCATACAGGCATATGCAGATTGGGTATGGCTTGAACCGAGTTTGAGACCTGTTTATGAATCTGCTCAATATTATGCCGTATATTCGGGTCTTATTTGGGAGGAAGAGCAGATGGGTTCGATCTCCATGGATGAAAGAAATGCTCTCGCCCGAAGGATGCTCGGTCAAAAAGGTGCTCCACCTGTTGATGCGGTAAGGGTAGATGGTTTTACACCATCCCCAAGAAATGATCCACAAAGGAGCGTGACTCAAGAGGGCGGTAAAGAACAAAGACGTGCTGCGACCAATCGGGATCGTAGGTCTGGAGGTAATCCATGAAGGGGGAAAGTTGGCCTATGTGTTGTCACGATATCGCACCAGAAGATGAAGCCGGAGATTTGGAGTTAAAGAAGAAGAAAGAATTTCTTAAAGCACAAGAGGAGTTGGAAACAGAGGAACTATTAAGGGGGTTTTGCAATGGATAAAGTTGTTCGTATACCAACTATCGAAGAACTCGAAATTATCAATAAATATTTTGCGAAGAAGGAACTGACGGCGGAAGAGATTTATGTGTTCGATGTGAAGGCTGCCGAGACAGACAAGCTCACACAGCACTGGTCGTATCTCGGTAAAGATATGATCGAGGGTTTTCATGCCGACATACAGAGGAGACATGAAAATTCAGAAACAGAAATAGTGGGATATCTCTTCGGCCATGATAAGACGAAAATTCCATCTGGAACTCTGTTTCAATCTGTTGTGTCCTCAATGGGTGACGGTGAGAATCCTCCGGTGGCATTTAAACCGAGTGTCTACATGTTGAAGAATCTGAATGTCTCTGGTTTGAATACCGATGATTACATCCGGGCAGTCGAAGCTGGTCATACCGAAGCTGTCAGCGTGGGATTCCAAGCTGGTTCTTTTATCTGCAATCTTTGTAATCAGGATATCCGCACCATGACCTGCATTCATATACCTGGTCGGTTCTACAATATGGCTGCGGAAGGAGAATCACCTGTGGTGAAGCGTTGTACCTATACGGTTCATCAAGGATTCGTCAAGGAAAGAAATCTTGTCGAGCTTTCCGGTGTCTATGCGGGGGCAATGCCGGGAGCCCGTATCCAGTCTGAATTTACGGTTCCAGAGAACGCACAGGTCAAGGACGGAAAGGTAATAGACGAGAAGGGTTCTGTCTTGATGTCTGATAACATCAAGGATTTTTCCAAAAACGATATTCTCCGCTTCAATTATGACTTCGATGGCAGTATCGAAAGGGTTGGAAGTGTGGAGTCGGAAGAAGAAAGCACCCGTGATCTTAGTGGAACAGTCGAAGCCCTCGCCGCAGATATGGCAACACTACAAAAAGCAAAGGATGAACTGATTGTCCTGAAGGACACATTAGAGGCCACACTGGAGGATTTACGGGCCAATGATGAGTTGCTCCGCAAGAACCTTGGGCTTTCCGAGATCGACAAGATTGAACTCCAAGGAAAATTGGGGAAGGCAGAGAAAAGGGTTTCCGTTTTGGAAGCAGAGAACAAGGAACTGAAGGCCATAAAGGATGCCTACGTTGCAGATTTAAGGGGCAAATGTAAACATCTATCGGTTGCCATCAATGGTGAGAATCACAGTGATGAGCTTTTCGACAAGGAGATTGGGGTACTCTCCATCGATGAGTTAAAGGAGAAGATCGGTCTGCAACAGAAACAGTTAGCACAAATCATTCCACCTGAACGCAAAACGAAAGTTCAAGAAATAGTTAGGATAGAAACTGGCAGTCCTAACGCTATTGACAAGAGTCGGGTGGTTAACCAGAAGTCTGAGTTATTCAAAACCAGTTAGGAATATCAAAGTCAAAAATAAGGAGGTTTTCGTATGGCTGCAAGAGGAGTTAGTTTTGAAGGTATTGGGTTTACGGGGTTGGTTTCTTTCAAAAGTGCCTTGGTAAAGGGTACGGATGAAGACAAATTGGTGAAGGTTTCTGCCAATGATACCGTTGCTTTATGTGCAGAGAATGATCCCTTCATTGGGGTCGTGAGGGTAATTGACGCATTCGATGGTCTCGCGGGCGTCCAGATCGATGGATTTGTGACCATGGATTTTGATCCAGCTCACGATGATCCCGCTCTGAACTTTGACTCCTTCGTAGGCGGTGTTACTGCCAATCTTGTCAAACAACTTGATGCGGTAGCCGGTGCTAATGCCCACAGGGTAGTCAACATGGATGCGACGAATCATAAAGTGACATTCGAACTGTAATCGGAACCGGAAATTTTTTTAACCTTAACATATACATTTTGTAGACTTCTATAAGGAGGATAATCAGCATGATTGAGATTGTAAGGCAAAATGCCAATGACATTAATCTGAATCAGGATTTGTATGCGAAGGCATACGATAACTATATGAGTCTTTCAAGTCTTTTGGAGTTAATTGATCCATCTGCTCCCAAGGATCAACTCGATGCCTTTGAGAGACAGTTGATGCGGTTTGGGATTCGAACCAAGAACGATCCCAAAAGTGGAACAGGGGCCTCTATGGGAGAGATGTTCTTTCAGAGCAATCTGCCTGCGTCGAGGATTCTCTTTCCCGAATTTTTGAACCGGATCGCCAGGGTTGCGGTGATGGCCCAGGATGATATTGAATCTCAGTTGGTGGCTTCAACCGAGACGTTAGTTGGAACCAGTGTATATCGTGCCATTTACATTGATGATACGGCGGCACAGAGGGCTACTTACCGAGTCAGTGAGATGGGTAAGTTCCCGGTAACCAAGATCAGTTGGTCAGAGAAGGCAACCACCTTAGCGAAATATGGTGTTGCTCTTGAAATGTCCTACGAGTTCGTTAGGAGAAGTTCAATTCCTATCATTACCCTATTGATCCAGCGAATCATGCTACAGAGAAGGGCCGCTGAGATCTCACAGGCTATCGCTGTTCTTTACGCTGGTGATGGAAGTGGTACTGTGGGTGGAGCGGGAGCCATCGCCGTAACGGAACTAAAAGATGACATTCAGGGTGGAGCTCCAGCCGGTACGGAAGATTTGGAATATACGTCTTGGCTTACTTGGTTATGCAGTTTCTATCCTGGAATGTGTACTACCGTCATAGGTTGTGCAGATGACATCATCAAGGCTTATGCGATTGCTGCGCCGAGTATTTTCCCTATTTATATGACTAATTTTATTGACCAGAGCAAATTACAGGGAGTTCCAAGATTGATTAACGGAAGGGTGCCTGGGAATGTCAATTTCGTCATCCATGATGATGTGGTGGCTAACGATTTGATCGGCATCGATAACAGATATGCCCTGATTGGCTATCGAGAGGCTGGTGCTGATCTTACTGAGACCAACAAGATCATCAATGGTCAATGGGACGAGATCGTACTGTCCAATACCATTGGATATCAGTGCTTATTCGCCTCCGCCCGTAATAAACTGTTAACCACGGGTGACAAATAATTAACATGCAATCCGTGGCGAAGCCGGTTGAGGGGAACCGCCTCCAATCGAGTCACGGATTTATCGAGGATCAGGATGCGGCCAGTCATCAGCAATGACGAAATGTCCTGATCTTTAATATCTTTCAATTCCTTTAGAGCGGGGTAGGTTTACCTATCCCCATAAAAGCGAAGGAGATGGAACAGAAATGAACCCAAAAAAATTAACCCTGGAGCAATACAGGGATTTATTGAAGGAAAGCAAGGCCCAGATTCAGGAATGGGATAAGACCCAAGTTATTCAATTGGCATATGTTGGAGCACAGGCAACAGCACGGGCAAGCGTTCTTGACGGGAAACACGGGATTGTGGTTACTTACGTGGGGGCGGAAGCCTCTGGCACTATCGAGGTAACGGAAAACAGTATTATTCTATGTGCGCCAGCCTTGACACCTGTTTACACTCTCGATCTGACGGCTGCGGCTAATGATACTATTACCGAATTGGTAGCTGTTATTGATGCGTATGCCGATTGGACATGCACCAAACATGCCGATATGGTTGGAACTGAATTATCCAAGAATATGTTGATCGTTGCTGCGGCGGATTGTAAGTCTGGTGCTTACACCACCCATATGGATCGATACCTTTTTATCGAAGCTCCCAATGCAACGCCTGATACTAATGTGGGGCCAGGTGGAAAGGTGTTTTTGAGAGATCTTGCCTATGACACCTTGGCCGAACTGGTCGCATTCCTTGATGGGTTGGCCGATTATACCTGTGCATTGGGTACTCAGTTTGACGGAACAGATTTAAGTTCCAACTTGGCTGCGGTGGTGGCAACCTCTATTAAGACTGCTCTTTGGTTAGCGGGTGATACAAATCTTCAATTGAAGATTACGGTTCCTGCCGTGGTTCTTGATAAGAGTTTAAAGATTACCAAAATTCTCGGTTCCTCTACTTTCAATGGTGGTACATCTTTCTTTCGGGTGTATGATGGAGCCAATTTGAAGTGGTCTGAGGCCGCAGGTGCGACCACAGTTGAAAAGGTTAGCACAATGCCGGGTCTTACAATAACACCTGGCAACCAGGCAGTGATTAAGATTTTAAATTCATCCGTAATGACTGCTGGCTACCTGACAATAGGTTACGACGAAAAAGAGCAAGGACCATATACATCGTAATGTAAAATTGAGGGCGGTCAGATACTTACAGTTGCCCCTATGTAATTTGGTTACTGGTGGTGAGGTAGAAACATAATGGCCCTAAGTTTTTTAACGGGTTCTTGGCAACAGGATGTAAGGGATATATGCTTCGGGGTGTCGGATAAGGATGTATTCACCGCACTTCTTGACGGGGATCTCTATGGTCCAGAATCTGAAGATGCGATTAAGGAATTGATACCCGACTGGGAAGCCTTGAAGATAGAATTCGCAACGGAATTTAAAAGGGCTACTGTTTACCATGTTGCCTCGAAGGTATGTAATTACCTCAAGGGAAAGCTAAAACAATCAGAATCTATTGGTGGTGGAGATTATCAGTATTCTATCCAAAACATCGATTGGGGTCTCGAATCTGCCAAAACGATGAATATGTGTATGACATACCTGGCCAAGATCGATCCTGATGTAAAAGAGGAGTTAACCTTTATCGAAATAGTTCCCAGAACTCCACCGATGTTTGAAGAAATAGAACTTTATTAGGATGGGTCAATATGTACCTCTCGAAATGTTGCAAGGCGGAGGTTCAGTGGGTTCTAAGTCCAGATTTTTTGGGTGACGATCCAAAGACCATGAGGGTGGGGACATGCTCATTTTTATGTAGTCGATGTGAAAAACCTTGTGATGCGGATATAGACCCTAAACTTTATAAGAAAACAAGAAAACGCACAACTTGAGGTAACAGTGGGTTTACAGGATGCCATCTCAATTTTGATATCTAAGGCCGGAAGGACGGTAACGATCCTTCGCAATGCCGGAAATATTACCGAGATATGCTATATCAATCCTTCTCACGGTCAGACCATCCAGCTTTTTGAATATCAGCGGATGGCTTATTTTGCGTGGGATTCTCAGGTAATTAGTGGCGATATCTTTCAGGACACGTTGAACTTTGAAAGATTTTTAGTCGTATCAACCCAGTATGTTGGGAATGAAAGCACGAAAGACTACAAGAAACTTCTCGTTTTTAAGACGAATGATTCTGCCACACTTTATAAGGCTATGCCTCCGGTGGCATCGGGTCATTTTGGAGACAAGGAATTTCCGTTCAATGTGGTTACTACGGATTATGCCCATATTGCTTCTCTGGTTAAGGATGACACCCTCACCCCGATTGGAGAAATGGGAATGACTGACGTTTCGATCATATTTTCCAAGAGGAATATGTCTGGCTATACGCCTAAGTTGGGAGACAGGATTGTAACCAGTGACCAACGTAAATGGCAGGTTAATGCGGTAGACAGTTTTTCGTATCCGAATTGCCTTAATATGTTGTGTTCTCTGGATCAGAGGATGGCATGATAGATTTCCAAATTTCACTCAATAAGGCGGATTGCGATAGACTGAAAAAGAAAGTGTTATCTCTGGCCTCTGGTATTGAGAGTAAAATTCAAGAACCTCTTAAAAAGGCCGGTGAGCAATATTGTGAGATCGTGATTAGCCACATGGGGTTCCATTCTGGTGGTCGTGTGATGGGGGAATATTGGAAACAGTTATCGAAGTTCTGGTTAAAACAGAAGCAAGAACATGGTTGGGTGATGGAGATATGGGAAGCCACGGGAAGAACCAAGGGGGCTGTCAGGGTTCATAATATCGAACAGGTCCCTGGTGGGTTTAAGTTGTTTGCCGGTATTTCCGGTGTGAGTTCTGCGGAACTACAGAAGGCAATTCAAAATGAGTTTGGGGCCGTTTTGGAGGACAGAAACATACCCTCCCGTCCCCTCTTTATACCAGCCATTAGAGAGATGGTTCACAACCTGTTTGAACGTGGAAAATATATCGGGGCATTTAAGGTAATCGTTAAGGATGCCCTCAACGCAATACGGTAATGAGCAATTTACTGACTTACCTAAACCTGTTCGAATCGTTCAAACGCTACATCAGTGAGGAATTCTTGGGGATAGAGTTCTATTGTAATCCGGTAGCAATACCAAGTACCAGTGCAAGTAGCTTTATGATAATCGATTTTTCAGATGAGGTTATCGGAAAGCTTTCTCATACTTATCCGAGGATCTTTGCCGTCGCAAAATCGGATCCTAACCTAACGGTTCTATCTGGACTGGTAAGTCAGATTGTTGAGAAATTTTCGTCTCCCTCGTCTGGGAAGAAAAGTTTTTCTCTCTACGATGTTGCAACCGAACAGGTGGTTGGATTGATTATGGTTGAAGATGTAAGACCAAGAATGGTCTTGCCCTATGAAGAGGGATATGTTTCCCGGGCCATTGATATCCACCTAACCTATCAGGTTTCGACAAGGCATTTATGATTGATCGTGAACTGGCAAGGCAGATCGGATGCGTTGTAAACCGAATAGTGGAAATTGCGAACATGAAGGTAAAGGGTTCACTAACGGTACATTTCGATGGATCAGGGGTTATCGGTAACACCTTCGATGAAAACCTTAAATCGTGGAGGGATAAATTTTCAAGCGAGAAGCGTGGAATTCCGATAGACGAAGATGAGTTCATCCGAATTCTAACGGAAAGATGATCACGATAAGGGGCTATCCAAAGGGGTTTGTCCCGCGGTAATGCCTCTTTAAATTTAACCAAGGGTTATACAATTTGTATATCAATTTTAGAAAAAAGGAGGATATTTAATGAGCTATTCATTTCAGCAACCCGAGCTTTATTCGGACTTTATTATTATTTCTTCACCAAGGATCTTCGTCAGGCCCTACGCCTCGACCGTCCTATATTCTGGTCAGTCAATCTTGAACGTGGCTTCTCCGTTGACCGGATGGACGGACGTTGGTCTGATTTCTAATGTCGCCATCCCGGTTACCAGAAATATGGTGAAGTTGCAACTGGGCCTCCCCAAGACCACAAGAAAGGTTCAGGAGTTGTTACGTGAAGGTCAGGTCACCCTTACCTATCACGAAATGGCTTTAGCTACCATCTCTGCGTTGATTGGTGTCACAGAGAAAAATGTTATTTCCCTGGCGGCCATTGTTTCCCAGGCCAATTCGGTCAATGCCGTTTCAACTCTTGCCAGTGCCAACGATGCCAACAAGTTTGTCGTCGGCGATTACGTGACATTCTGGGATGCAAGTGCGGATGCGCTTTCTGCGGAAGAGTTGGTGATTTCTGCGGTTGATCCAACCGCAAAAACCGTGACCTGTGTTGGCACATGGACTACACCCCCAGAAGCAGCCGATCAGTTGATTGCAAAGGCTGGTACGGTTGCCTCATACAGTTCCAGTGATCCGTCTGTTACGTTGGCAACTGGTGACGGTTCCCGATTCGCCGTAGGTGATCGTGTGATTTTTATTGCCAAAGCTGGTATTTCCGCTGACAATCTCGGTGGATTAAGAACATCCACAGATCGGAAATATGTTACCGCCCTAACCAGCACCAAGTTGACACTGAATGCAGCCTTCACGGGTACACCAGTCGCAACGGATATCGTTGCCTCCTATAAGAGTGTAGAGATGCTTGATCCTCTTGGAACGATTGCTGAGAAAAGCCTGCTCGTTTTCTTCGATTGGGTCGTGAACAGTGTCCAGAGACAGTTGGCGATCTGGTATCCGAAGGCAACCGTTATCGGGAGTTTTGCACCAGATTTTAAGGCTGGTGAGAATTTTATGGAAGCGAACATGAGTTTTGAGGTTCAGAGTACCACACAGATAATGACGGACGGAACCTCACAGCTTGTCGTGGCAATTCCCTTCATGTTCGATTGATCCAATGATTTCAATAACTTACTGAGTAGCGGTAGGGGGTCGTAAGGCTATCCACCTTCGCTACTCAGTAGCTTTTCCTTATCCCCATAGGGAGGGATAAATGCCTAAGAAGGCTAACCGGACTCATCCTAACACGGAGGTTAAAATGGTAGAAAAGAAACAGATTCCAAGTCAAGACCAGATTAATGAAGTAATCGACCCTACCCTTTCTAAAGACGAATTCACTCTTCTGGGAAAGAAATTTCCTATCCGCATTCTTCCAATCTCATACGAAAAGAAAATAGCACTCGCTTTAGGTCCGGTGATGGATCTTATTGGTGAGTTTAAAGATAAACCATGGACTGAGGTATTGGCTAATGCAGGTGCATCCAAGATTGCTCAATGTATGGACGTGATGGTGGATGTAGTCTGTATTATCTGCTCCAAGTACGATGCCAGCATTACCAGGGAGGCCATATCCGAATCCGATGATGCCCATGCAAGCACTCTTCTTCCGATAGTCATGGCCCAACTTAACAAGCAGGGGATCGGAGATCTGGTATCAAGTTTTTTCTTGCTGGCAGCCCAGAGGATGGCTGCACTGATGGCAAAAAATCCAGCATCCCCACCGAACTTAGAGAGTTAGCGATCTATGATTCCTTCATGGAGAAGTATGGTATCCCAAATCTCCAAACGGTTTTTGAGACTTATTCGATGGGACAGATTGGTCTGCTTACTCATGTCTCTTGGCTTAAATTTAAAGATATGGAGCGCGATAATAAGGATTCATCTCGTGATTCTCCGGCTCGTGGGAAAAAGAGATTTTTGAACAAGAACAACGCCGAAGCAGCGGCTCTGATTATGCAAGGGCTTTGCTCGTAGTTAATGAAAGGCGTTAAGGTGATTAAATAAAATGGCAGACGTGATAATGAATCGGAGAATCTGCCCAGAATGCAAAAAAGAATTTACCACTAATCACTATAGAAAAATATATTGCAATAAATCTTGTAGAAACAAACAGTATCTCAAACAACATCCGGGGGTGAAAAATCATAGACAACATCAAGAAAGTATTCATAGAACGCAGTTACCCAAAGTGTGTCCTATTTGTACAAAGGAGTTTTTCGTAGACATACTGCATATTAATCAGAAATATTGCAGTAGAGAATGTGGGCGCAGATTCACTTGTTTAAATAGAAAGAAAATTTATACCAGCAGAGAGATCCAATGTGGGATTTGCGGAAAATCATTTATAGAAATGAGCAAAAGAAACAAGAAATATTGTAGCCCCAAGTGCGAGAACAAGGCTCATTCCATGAGATATCGTAAAAAGATTAATGACAGCGATAACGGGGAGATTGAGAAATTATATCGTGCCGGGACATCTATGGTCGCCATAGCTTCCAGGTTTGATATTTCAGACAATGCGGTCAGAAGAAGATTGATTAAGTTGGGTGTACCATTAAGAAACCCGCATCTTTCGGAACACAGTAGTAATTGGAAGGGCGGTAGACGTATTACCAAAAATGGATACGTAGAGGTTTTAAACCCAGATTACCGTAATACCTCGAAATCCTACTATATACATGAACATCGCCTGGTATGGGAAAAGACATATGGAAAAAAGATACCAAAGGGTTACGTTGTTCACCATCTAAATGGTGTCAAGGATGACAACCGTCCCGAAAATTTGGTTGCAATGAAAATCGGAGAACACTTAAATCAGGCAGAACCATACAAGAAAAAGATTAGAGAACTTGAAGAAAAAATTAGATCATATCAACAAAACAATTTATTTAACAGTAGGGATATACGGACATGTCAGAAATCATAGTAGAAAAATTGGGAGTAGAATTTTTTTCGAAGGTCTCTCCCGACTTCTTTTCTACAATACAAAAAGCCGTCGATCAGTTCAATCAACAGATCCAACCTTCCCTGAAGGCTATCGCCTCACAGTTTAAGGCCATCGGAGCATCCGTTTCTACCTTCTTTGAACTCCTCAAAAGTGTCCCGGCAGGCGACATTTTTAAGGGTTGGAACGTCCAGGGTGCGACCGATAAGATGTCGGCCAGCTTTAAAACAGCGAAGGATCAATCGCTGAAATACGTAGAGGAATTAAGTACGGGTATTAAGGCAAAACTACGTGACCTTGAACGGGAGTTTGCGAAGAATCAGAAGATCATCTCATCCCTTCAGGCAGGTGAGGATATTGTCACCAGCTGGGGACAGCCTAAATGGTCTACAAGGAAGAAGAAAATGTACTTCCCTAATGCTCAATGGGCTGTTGGATCGGGTGGCATGCGAGAAGGAGTAGATTACCCTCAAGGCAGTTCCCCTTATGGGGCTGATACAGACAGGGTGTTTTCCGAAGTTAGTGCCGGTTATCA